ATCAGTGACACCACGTTGTCGGGCGAAGCTTCGGCGCTCGCAAACGACAGCGGCTCAATGCTGGCGCCGTCAAACAGTTCAGTCACCCACACGCGCTGGCTGTTTGGCTCATTGAACACAAAGTAGCCGTTGATATAGCCCACGGTGACGGCGCCAGGAAAATCAAAATCGCCAATCTGGGCAAACGCGGTTGTGTTGATGTTGTAGATGTAACCGTTTGGATTGGCCGCAATAAAAATTTGCGAGCCGTTATCGGTTATGCTTACAGGGCCAGTTCCCGCAATGCCTGTGCCGCGAAGGGTAGTAAGACCGTCGCCAATAGAATACAGTTCGGAGCCAGCTACGGCGTACAAGACGCCTTTGACAACCCACATACCTCTAATGCTGCCAGACCCGCCGAAATTTATATAGCTAAGTATGCTTGGCACCCGCTGAAAGTACGCCGCCGTCTTGCCGCCGTCCGGGGTGGACTCCGGGTACATGTTGACGAGCCGGTTGTCCGCAGCGTTGATGCTGCGGGCAACGTAAGCTGCGCCGAGGATGGGCGATTTCATTAGAAATTGCCGGCGTAGATGTTGTAGCGCTGACGATTCCCAACGATGCTGTACGGGATCGACATCAGGTCGTCAGGATTGTTGATGCGCTTCAGGTTGCGCTTGGACGTCATCGCAATCCGCTGCACTTGCCGCGACGGCTCGACGCCAAATTCAGGCGCCAGCTCACAGGCCAAGTTGTACCGAAACGCTCGCAAATAGCCGGGCGGGAACGTCAGATTTGTGGCCAAGATGGCTGGCCGCGACAACTGTTCCACTGACACAAAATGGAACTCTAGCACCCGCGTAGGTACCGGATAGATGTACATCTCAATGTCGGGGTACGTCATGTTAACCCACATGACCTGCGGGTAGGTGCTTCGCACCGTCTTCAACGCAATCCCGTTGTATTGCTGCTGGTTGATGAGCTTCAGACCGTACGAGACGCCAGTAGTCGGGTCTTTGAAGTACGACGAGTCATCAACAAGAATAGGCCGGTTGCCGACAAAGTTGCCGGTAGGCCCGAGCGTGCGGCTAATCTCAGTTGCAGGCCAACTAAAGACTTGATCTTCTGTCGCAAAGACCGACAACCGCTCGGTGTTCCACGACTCGATCATCTGGTTCATAGCCGACAGCGCATCGGCTGCCGACTCAGGCGAAGGCGACTCGCCCTCTGCTACAACACCAATCAGGCGCAACGCGCCCGTAATGATGTCACCCGCTGTAGTTGCCATCGACCGTCTCCTTACGACGACGACCTCGGCGTGCGAGTTGATTGTCCGGCACGCTGTCTACGGCCCCGTCAGGGTCTGCGCCCAGAGTATAGCGCGTCCAGCCGTTTTGTTCATCATACTCCGCTTCCAGGTCAGAAATGGCAACCTTCTCGCCGTGGCGCGGGTGACGCAGATAAATGATGGGCATAAAAGTCGGGGGCCGAAGCCCCCGCCAGGTTAGTTGCCGGCCATCACAACCCAATTCGTGCCGTCTTCGCAAACCAAGATCGCCCATGCACCAGCAGTTGCCGCCAGAATGGCGGTAGCAGCCGTATTAGACGTACGCGGTTTGACGTTCGACGACGCCGAGATCAGGGTGTAAGTACCCGACAAGTTCTTCACAAAGATAGTCCGACCGATGTAATTAGCGCCGCTCGGCAACGTCACGGTGACGTTGGCAGCGGAACCGTTAGCGATCACAAAGTTCTCTTCATCGCCCAGAACAAAACTGGCAGTTTTGGTAACTGGAGCGTTGAGATAGAACGCTGTGAGCGCCGGGTCGGAATACGCAACTCCAACAGGCTTGTTGTTAGCCATTAGCGACTCCGGTTATTACATCAGAAACGCGGACCAAGACGCATCGCCAGTCTTGACCAGCCGGTAGGTATGCGCGCCAAAACGCGGAACCGTGACCGAACCGTAGACGGTGATGCCAGTCCCGGCAGTGACAGGAACAGTCGACGACGAGCCCGTGTTGTTATTGTTGGTGATCGTCAGTTCAAACGACGAGCCAACTTTAGCACTCGGGACCGCGGCGTCAAGCTGCGCCGCCGTTGCGAAGGTAACAGTCAACGTCGCATCGCTAGCCTTCTGGCAAACAACTAGACCGATCGCCATTTGAGCGCCGGTCAGAGTTGTGTCGCCAGTCAGCGTCGCGGGGATGGTTTGTACGCCCATGACGGCTTCGTCGAGATTGCCGTCACCGACTTGATAGCCACCAGCACCATTAGGAAGAGCCATGATTTAATCCTTTCAAATTAAATAGAAACGAGGCTAGTAGATCCCTACTAGCCTCGTATTAGACGTTAGCCCCAGAGGCGTACGCCCATTTGCGGACGGATGACCGAGAAGCCGTAGAGCACGTCAATACGGCAGGGCAGACGGTCATTGTTGATGTCGTATTGACGAACAATACGCATCGAGATGCCGTTATGCACCTGGCGCGAGGCCATGTCTACGCCTTGCGGCATCAGCAGGTCAGCGGTCGCAAACGTGATCGCATCTTTGTGATAGATCAGGTTTTGCGGGTACTGAGTGCTGGCGCTACCCAAGAAGGTCACCACAGCGCTGGCTTGCGGGAACGCATCGATCGTCGCAAGCGCATGGCCAGAGGTGTACATCGCGGGGCTAACGCTGACCGTGTACGCGCCGCCGGCGGCGGTTGCGTCCGCAGTGGCCACGAACTGTTGCAGGCTGCCGGTCGACTCACGAGTCTGCGGGTTGACAGCGTAGACGTTGGCAACGGTGAACACGTCACCTTGCTTGATCGTCTGCGTGCCAGTGCCCGTGATCAGGATCGTGGTTGAGCCTTGAGCCGTCACAGCGCTGGTCACCGTGTGCGAACCCGTGCGGGTGCCGGTGGTGTGCTGCTTGATCGACTGCGACATGCTGATCTCTTCAAAGCCCAGCACACCCTCGCCCATCAGGCCATTCTTGAACTGACGGCTGATGGTGTTGGTGGGGTTGAACAGACCCTTCATGCCTTCGACGAGGCCAGCGTTGGCAGCCGGATTGACGGTTGAGTAGCGCGGGGCCATGACCGCAGCGGCTTCGTTCAGCTTCTGTTGGCCTTGCAGCAGCACCAGGCTGGTTCCGGGCGTGGTGCCAGGGGTACCAACCGACTGGTAGATGCTCTTGAAGCTGTTGGCAACGTCAGCGTCGATGCTGGAAGCAAGCTGACTAATACGAGGCTTCAGCACACGCTCTGCGAAGTCATCGAGCTGCATGGTCAGCTCAGCGGTCGTGAAGTTCACGCCGATGTGCTTTTGGCTCGAAACAGTCAGAGTGGTGAACTGCTCGTTGTCGTCTTGAACTTGCAGCGCAGCACCGTCGGTCACCAGTGCGCGGTCCGGCAGACGGATACGCAGCGTGGAGCCGATTTTTGCGCCTTGGACAGCAAAGCTGTCGTCGTACTGACGGTTAACCGTCCGGGTGATCACCAGGTTGTTCTCAAGGATTTCGAGAGCCTTCCGGGTGATCATGTCAATCGTAAGGATTGAGTTAGCCATGATCTATAAAACTCCTAATTTGAATTAACGTCCGTGTTTCGCTTCCCACGCCTTGACCTGTCGTTGCCGCTCGGCTGCGATCCAGTCGCTCGTGCTCATTGCTTTGATTGAGCGCGGGTCGGTGGTGTCGTAAGCCGGTGCGCCAGAGGCGCGTGCTGCAACAGGCTGAATAGGCGCCGGAGCGCTGGATGGTTTTTTGGTGGGCGGACTGGCGGCCACTTTGGCCTCAATCTTCCCGATCTCTTTGGCCTGCAAGAACGGCGATAGACGCGAGATACGATCAGCTTCTTTTGGATTGGACCCGAGAAAATACGCAATGTCGGGGCCGATCTCTGACGCCTGAATTGTTTGAGCCATCACGGTCGAGATTTTCAGACTCGGGTTGTAGGCGACTTGCTCGAAGTCGTCATACTTATCCCGTGCCTGTTCTTCTTTCTCGTGGTACGACTCAACCACTGCTGCTTGCTGACGCTCCAGTTCCCGTTGCTGGAGAAGCTGTTCGGCTTTCTGCGTGGCCAGTGCTTCGGCGTACGCTTCGACCGACTCAAACTTATCCTGCGATACAGGTTCTGCGGGCGCTGCTGGCGCCTTCGGACGCTCACGTTCCCAAGACCTACGCTCTCTTGCGAGACGCTTGCCAATCATCGAGTCCACTTCTTCTTGAGTGAACGTCTTGATTGTAGTTTGTTGCTCTTCCGCCGATACTGCTACAGGTTCAGGCGCGGGCGTCGCTACCTGTTCCGGCGCGGTTGGTTCCGCTACTACTTCAGTGTTTTCCATG